CACTAAGACCGCACGAATATAATGGTGGGTTACCACCAAACGAATCAGAAAACCGATACTGGAAAAACTCTAACGCGGTGGCCAGTTTTAGTTGACCACAACACCGCGCTGCCTTTGTCCCCGTGGTGGACTGTGGCAACACGCTTTCTCAATCCCAGTACCTGGCCGGTTGAAGTTGCAGAAGGTTCGTTTCCGGTTACCGGTGCTGCTGCGCCAGCATTAGCAGGGAAGCAAGAAATCACCTCATCGCTGCCGTCGTGAATGATGTTTGCCGGCCAGCGCCCATCTGGTGCCTGCTCGTAATCTCCCACCGGTTCGGTACCGTCGCGCTGATGAGAAAGGAGGCCGCCAGCGCCACCGCTAAGCGCCTCGTCAGTCGGTATCCTGCAGGAGTCGATGTTGATTGCTCCGGTACCGTGCTCGGCCATGTTGGCAGATACGGTCTGCTTAAACGGCTTGCGCGCCATGACGATCGGCTCGTGTGCAGGCTTTAACGCGGTACCCCAGCCGTCAAATTCACCATCGAGATTATGTGACTTCGGAAATCCGCTGCCGTAAATCCACAGGATTTGATCGCGGATTTCGAAGCCTGCATCCTCTGCATTAACGACAAGGCGGTGATAAGTTCGTGAACCGCCGAACGCCAGAAGATGCCCTCCCGGTTTAAGCACTCGCAAGCACTCCTGCCACTGCTCAACTGTCGGCACTTCGTAATCCCACTTGTGGTTCTGGAAGGATAATCCGTACGGCGGGTCAGTTACGATCGCGTCTACCGAGTTGTCCGGCATAGACTTGAGAACCTCTTCGCAGCGCCCTACGTGCAACTGATAGGTCATACATCCTCCCGCTCAGGATCATTCACACCCCAGCCATTACGCTCATTATTGGTTTGAAGCCGCTTATCTCCGACCTCTTCAATGGTGCGGCCGGTAATCTCTGCCACCTCTGCATTTGTGTGTCGCCACAGCAGCGCGAGCTCTTCGGTTGTCCATTCACGCATGATGAGTCCTCCGGCGCGAGCCAGTGATTTGCGCTTGCTGCGCACTGAGTAGATTGAACGCCCTGTTGCCGCTGCAATTTCTTCCGGGGTAAAACGGCCAAACAGAAACAGCTCAGCCTTTGTCCATGGCCTGCCAGTCATTCGAGATGGAAGAGGTGCGCCAATACGTGATGCCTGTGTTGTTACAGCGCGTTCCGTGCGCTCAAGCTTTTCGGCGATAAGCGGTAGGGGCATTGTTTTGCATACGTCGTGAAGGAATAGTTTTTCCCACGATGTCCATGGTTCATGCTTCATTGTTCAGCCCTGTTCACTTAATCAGGAGTGATGGCTTTCCGGTCTTTAGCTTTGCGCCAGGAACGTCATGCCCTGCTTCAAGTTGGTGCTTGATGGCAAGCTTGTCGGCTTTGACTGAGGTTTCGTATTCGACGTACTCAGGCGGCAACGCGCCTTCATCGGTTATTTCGACTGACTTGATAGGAGCACGAACCGTGACCTGATGGAGGCCAGCACGAACCTTTTTCAGCCCTGCTGTAGAAAGAGAATTAGCGATGTAGGTCTGGATGTTTTCGACCTTGTTCACGATGGCTGCAGCGCGTTCGTTGAGTGATTTCGCCTCTTCCTTGAGGCGAGCGGCGTAGCCTGATTCGTTCTTACAGATAGCCAGTAGCTGCTCAATCTTGTCGGTTAGCTCACCCTCCATTCCTTCGAGAGTGTCTGCGATCGCTTCCGGGTCGAAATCTGAATCCATGAGCTTCGCGTAGTCGTTAGCTATCTCATACAGTTTGCTCACTGGCGGCCTCCAGTTTCGATTTGCACTCTGCATAAATCGCCTGAACGTTTTGCTGAAGCTTCATGCCTGATGTGCGCTTATATGCGTCTGCAAAGATTCGCTTCAGATCATCCATGCTTTCTGCCTGGGCCATGTCGTCGCAAAGTGTCTGAACATGGTCGATGACTTCCTGCTGTCTGCGGCGTTCATCCTCACGAATTTCCTCTTCCGAGGTGTGAGGCATAACCGGTTCCTGGTGAACCCCTTCATCTTCGTTGAGGACGTGAATTGCGTTATCCAGGCGGTCAGCGCGAGGCCAGTATTTGCTGGCTCGCTTAACTATGGTCTTACGTGCCATCTCTGCCCAAAAGTTCTTCCATGGGCCATTCTTGGCCTTACTTGTCGCTTCCGTTGCTTTGATTTCTGCCAGGCTCATCTCTTCCGTCAGGTAGTCACCATCTGGCGTTTTAACAGTGCAATACCCGCCGACCACTTCTCCGCGGTCTCCGAAAGCGTTGTATTTATGCGTTGGTGCCGTATCCAGCCCGTTTGATTCATACGTGTCGTTGGCATAAACAAGCTTGCACTGGCCCCACTTGATTGAGCCTGTAGCCTGGGCGAGGTGAAGAAGGCCCATATAGCTGATATCAAGGCACACCATGCCGTCGCGAGGGACGAGGTATGCCAGCTTGCTCGCCGGGTTCAGCGTGATGCCGATGGCGGCCACGTTGATGATCGCGTTCTGCGCGCTGACCGGGTTCGCCATGGCTGTCTTGGTCAGAAAATCATTCTTCTGAAAAAGCTGCATCGCGTACTGGCTTTCCTTAGCCCACGTAACAGACTGGTCAGTTGCCGCGTTCATGAACAGAGGTTCCTGCCTCTGAACGAACTCGATGATGTTGAAGCTCATAAACTCTCCTTAGAAGGGGCAGGGTGCCTGCCGCTCCCATTCCTCTTCTGCGCGTAAGTAACAAAGGTTTGATATGTAATCGTTGTAGGCTTCTTCAGCCTTATCTCCCACCAACGCCAGTTGAGCTTCTTCAGGAAGAAACAGGCTACTCATATGAAGCGGCTTTTTCGGGAACATGGCGATCAGCTCTTTGGCCCGGTTATCAATCCACTGTTCGCGCTGAATTGCCGCCTGATGCGCAAACTCCTTTTGCGCCTCAATGCGGTCATGGACGTAGTAAGCGTTCATTGCTGACTCCTGAAATTTGGATGTGCGCTTCCCGTCTGCGTAGTGCCTGACAGGGATTTATAAATAGGGGAGGGTTGGTTACATATCGAAGGGAACTCGAATGTATTTACGCTTCTTTAGTGGGAAGAATAAATAACCGTAATAGCAATCTTCACAGGGGTAGCTGGAGTGCTGCTCAACAAGTACATAAGGCATTCCATGGATTGTGTCTTCCTGCTTCTCAAATCCAGATTCGTTCTTTAATTCAACTATTTCAGGAAATCCAAGGCTGCAATCGTCGTAGTATTCTTTTACGCGATTAATGAATTGAGCTAATTCCATCAAACCCTCACTTCAAACGAATTACGATTAACCCGCATACCCAGCGCTTTACGCTGTGCTTCGTTGGCTTGCTCCAGCATCTCTGCATCATTCAGATAGCGAGCTATGGCCTTCTTGCTTAATGCGGCCCGGAGATTTTTTGTATCGACGATGCACTGCTCAACGATGTGGCCGAAACCGGCAATAAGCATCTGGTCCCGATTGAGCGTTGCCGTGTTGCGTGGCGTTCCAATCTCAGTGAACAGCCACGTGTAGCCGCCAGCCATTTTCGATACGTGGTAAAGCTTGCCGTTGTGAGTGACTGTCATGATGCCTCCCGCTTATCTTTTAAATCAGCGCGAAGATGTATTTCTTTGCCGTCACGCGCAGGAAAAATAAGCACTTCGTCACGAGCAATCATCAAGTGTGCAACTGCAAATAAAGCGTCATCGGTAACGTCGAACTTTTCGCCGGTGAACTGGCGGACACCCGGAGCTAATTTGCTCTCTTTAGAGCGACCAGCAAAAATGCGTTTAGTCAGCCCTGAAAAACCTACTGTAATCGGATTGCTCATAATCTCTCCTGCCCTTAAAGCCGGGCCGCTGAACGTTGATAAACCTGCTGCGCGGGTACAATAAAACAAGGCGGTGGATAGCCGCCCATGCATGTCTTTGCTCTCTCGTAAAAGAGCAAGGAGATGCAATAAAAAACCCGCCTAAGCGGGTTATTCGTCTTCTGCTCTCATTAACAACTTGAGAGCTTCAAATGGTGATGTTTGGCCTTCTAGTTTTTTTGCGAAGAAGTCAGCCTGATCTTGTGTAAATGAATCAAACGCCTTGTCTAAGCTATCCCCGTCGTCTGCAAAATTGACGTTAATACTCATTTCTGAACCGGAAACCATCGTGGATATACACAGGGCCGGATCGCCGTCGCTATCCACACCTTTTTTGACAAGTATTTGCCGGTCGTGTGAATCAAAGACTTTTGCAAATCTCTCCATCGCCTTACCCTCTTAGCTAATAAAAAGGCCGCCTCAGGCAGCCTTTGATGCAAACTCTTTAATTCCACCATGGTCTTCTATTAGTCGCTCTACGACATCGCGAGGGACATAAGGGTAAACCGTATCAACTGGATTACCTCCATTCTCAGCATAATCAAGGATAGATTTATCCGCTTCGCTTGGGAAACCAAGCTCGAAACTGTCATATCCGGCAATATCCTCAATGTCATCACGAGGCTGGCAATAAGCTGCGTTATTCGCCTGAATGCTAATGCTGTAACCATCAAAACAAACAACACGGCGGTTAAAGAAACGGAACCCCTCCCATTCTCTCCCTTCGTTCATCCAATCATTGAAAGACTTCATACCCACCTCTGATAATTTACCGGGCCGTTACCGATTTGCTTTTGCGATGCCCCGCAGCGTACAGCGCCACTTCAGGCAGGCAGGAAGGACCTGAAGTCATCTCTTTACCGAACCTCGCCAGCGTAGTGGCTGTAGCGATTGCCCGGTCAACTTTGCTCATGCGCTTTGGTTGCTCCTGAGAAGCGTCAGAAGCTGCTTCAGCTCGTCGTTTAGCCATCAGCTCGCCACGTTTCAGATAACGACGCGTAACGCTGTTGGATGCGATTAAATTAGTCATATGTCCTCCAGTGGTTGCTTTGGCGATTGGATGGCCGGTGCTGATCTCCGGCTTACTGGTTAGAGCGCCCGCACTACCAGTGACACTGTCTTGAGGCGCAGATTGGTTACTGCTTGCCATGAGCGCTGTGAATACATCGGTCGCGCATCAGCCTGCGCATTCATCCAATCCCAAAGCAACTTCCTTTGGTCTCCCACAAGGGCGGGAGAAGTAACCCCATCGATGTTAAATAAGCAGCCTGACTTCCTGTCCGGCGCGGCTTAACTTCCTGTACCGCATCGATGTTTCGTTTCGATGGATTCATAATGTACTGAAAGTTCATCTAAGTAAAGTACCTAAAGTACATATTTTAGGTAAAATAAGTTCACAAAGCGTTAAGCTTATGAACTTAAAAGGAAAATAGTTTTCTATCCGAAGCGTCGAAGGTCAATTGATTGGCGTATAAGTACTTTCGCCATGACAAACAACTGATCTTCTTCGTTATTTTCTATGAACCAACGTTCATAAGCTGGGTTGTCAGAAATCACCGCAAGCCGGTCTTTAAGCATTTGCAGTCTTTTTACGTGTAGTGAGCGCCCAAATACGAAAACGTAAATCCCATCGCCATCGAACTGATTTACAGAGACGTCTACAAAAATCTCATCGCCTGGGTTAATTGTGCCTTCCATGCTGTCACCATTAACAGTGACAACTTTCACGCTCTCTTGTGGCCTGCCATTGAACATGGAACGTGCCTGCTCCGTGGTATATTCAATAGCTCTTATCTTTTCAACAAACTCATTTGTGATCATTGTCCCTGGCCCCGCACTGGCTTGGACATCAAGAACATCAACGCGATACACACCTGATGCCCGCTTGTAATGATCTGAGTCTATACCATCTGTATCTGTATATCCATACAGGTATTGTGCGGTAGATCCAAGTAAAGAAGCCAGCCTCTCCATAAGTGCAGACCTTGGCACAGACTCGCCGTTAAACCACTTGCTTACTGCTTTTGGGGTGACTTTCAAACGGTCAGCTAGCTCAGCCTGACGACCATATACAGGGATTCCCGCCTTATCACAGGCCAGCGCAAGCCTTTGCGAGAAACTTTCACGCTCTTTTGATTGAACCATAAGTTCAACTATATTCTTTGTTGACTGTACTATCAGTTCCGTCATAATATGAACTACAAGTTCACCACGGGAGACGCAAATGAACGAAGTTACGTTTGGAGACGTTATTAAATCCGTTCGCGTATCTGTTGTGGCTGAGGTTTGCGGACTTACGCCAAAAGCCATTTACAAATGGATTGAGCGTGGTTCTCTGCCGCGTACCGAGTTTACTGGAGAAACCGAGTACGCGGATAAGATCGCCAGGGCATCTGGCGGCAAGTATTCAGCAGCACAGATTCGTCGCATCGGTAAGCAGCAATTAGTCATGTAATTAAAATGTACTTATAGTACCGAACGGCCCGGTATATGGTCGGGTGCCCGGCGTGGTCAAGGTTGACTGTCAATGGTGCACGATAAAACCGATTAAAAGACACATTTAAACAATTCAACTTAAGGAAATTATCAATGAAGGAACACGCAAGTAACAGCAAACCAACACAGCGAGACATTGATCGAGCTGAAACAGATTTGCTCATCAACCTGTCTGCCATTACTCAGCGCAAGCTTGCGGAAATGGTGGGGTGTCATGAGTCGAAGATAAGCCGGACAGACTGGCGATTTATTGCCGCCGTCTTGTGCTCGTTTGGAATGGATTCGGATATCAGCCCTATCAGCAGAGCCTTTCATCACGCTTTGAACGCGCTCACAAATGAAAAACGTCCAGCTGTTGGTAGCAGACTGGACGCTTAAGACACTGTAGTACGCCAACTCACAGAATCAGGAGTAATTATGAGTTCACTATCCCAGCTTTACAAGCAAAAAGACAAGAACGGCACCGAAACGACTGTTAAGAAGACCTTTCTAGTTCCGCTGGCGGAAATTTACGTCGAGCCTGGTTTCAACGTCCGCGAAATCGACCAGGAGCACGTCGAAGAATTCCGCGACGCCTTCCTTGCGGGTGAATACATCCCTCCGCTGGCTGTGCAGGTTACGGATCAGGGCGTCAAGGTTATCGACGGTCATCATCGCTATTACGGTGCCATTGCCGCTACCGAAGCCGGTACCGAAATCCCTCGCCTTGAGTGCAAGGATTTTGTCGGCAGTGATGCAGACCGGATCGCCTTCATGGTTACCAGTTCGCAGGGCAAGGCGCTTTCTCCGCTTGAGCGCGCGGCGGCATACCAGCGCCTCGTCAATCAGGGCTGGGAGCCATCGGAAATTGCCAGGAAGGTGAAACGGTCGGTAGCAGACGTGGATCATCACCTGACGCTGCTTTCCTGCGGCGATGAGCTTCTCGAAATGGTGCGCACGAACGCCGTATCCGCCACCACCGCCGTTGAGTTATCACGCAAGCATGGAGCTAGCGCCGCCGCCGTAGCCAGCGAGAAGTTTGGTGAGGCTAAGGCCGCCGGGAAGAAGAAGCTCACCCGTTCCGCAGCTCTGCCGCAACTTACCCCGACTCGCGCCCGGCGCCTGGCTGAGTTGCTGGCGGATGCGGAATTCGAAGATAACCGTCTCACTATACCCGCCACGGCGTTAGAAGAAGTGAAGGCGATCATCACTGAGCAGAAGGCCTTGATGCGTGACAGCGGCTGGGAGGAAGCGTGAACACAGCAGAAATCCTCAAATTCCCGGGCACCGCCCCGGGGCAACTCAGGAGCAACAGGATGGACAACCAGAAGTCTGGCTACATCCCGTTGTACCGGAGCGTCCTGAAGCAAGCGTGGGCGAAAGATGTCTACCTCAGAACCCTTTGGGAGAACCTGCTTCTTAACGCCGCAAGAAAGCCTTTCAGAGCCTTTTTTAAAGGGCATGAGTGGAATCTTCAACCCGGTCAACTGGTAGTCACAGCGGCTGATTTAGGCCTTCAGTTATGCGACAGGAAAGGGAATCCAACAAGCCGGGATGCAGTAGAGCGTATGCTGGCAACCTTCGTCCGGGAAGGGATGATCACCATTGAGGGTGAGAAGCAAAAAGGCAGGGTGATCACAATCACAAACTATGCCGAATATGCTCAAAAAAACGACGATTTACCCGCACAAACATCCGCACATGATGGCGCACATGTGTCCGCACATGACGGAGCCAGTAATGGCGCGGGCTTGAAGGTGGTGGCCGCACATGATGGCGCACATGAGCCCGCACAAACATCCGCACATCATGAACAAGAAGGTAATAACAAGAATAAAAACAATAAAACCTCTACGTCCGAGAATTCTGACGAATCCTCTGACAAGCCCGGTAATAAACCTCCTGTCCTGAAACCTGATGCAGCGATTCAAAGCGGTAGCAAATGGGGTAACTCCGAAGACCTCCGTTGTGCTGAATGGCTGTTCACTGAAGTCCAGCGCATCGCCCCATCTGCAAGAAAACCTAACTGGGCTTCATGGGCCAACGACATTCGCCTGATGCGGGAGCGAGACGGGCGGACCCACAAAGAAATTGCCGCGCTGTTCAAATGGGCCTGCAACGACAGTTTCTGGCAAGGCAACGTGCTTTGCCCGGCGACGCTCCGGGAGAAGTGGACGCAGCTTGATATCAAACGCAACAAGCGGCCTGTTGAAAGCAGTCAGGGACGCCCGGCGATTGATTACAACAACACTGACTGGATAAACGGGGTGCTTGATGAAAAGTCTTTCTAACGAGCTACAAAACTTCGATCGTGAAAATTTCCAGCGCATGGCGCATGGCCTGCCAGAAATTCAGGACGAAAGAGCCGACGAGGAACAAACCGCAGAAATTATCAACTCTCTCTTCGGGAAACTTCGGGCGGCGTTCCCGGCGGCAATGAATAACTTTCGCTCTCAGCAGGAATTCGACGAGTTCCGCCGTCAGTGGCTGATGTCATTCATGGAAAACGGAATCAATACCATGCAACAGGTCGACGGCGGCATGAGGGTTTCGCGTCGCCAGGAAAAACCGTTTCTGCCGTCTCCAGGTCAGTTCGTTGCCTGGTGCAAAGCGGAGCAGGCTACAGCGGCTGGCCTGCCAAATGCTCATGATCTCGTCGATATGGTTTACGAATACTGCCGGAATCGCGGTCAGTACCCGGATGCAGAATCTTACCCATGGAAGTCGAACGCTCACTACTGGCTGGTCACAACGCTGTACGCCAACATGCGCGCTAACTCCCTTAGCGACACCGAGCTACGCCGTAAGGCCGCTGATGAGTTAAATCATATGGCCGCCAGAATCAACCGAGGCGATCCAATTCCCGAACCAGTGAAGCAACTCCCTGTGCTTGGTGGCAAGCCGCTTACCCGGACTCAGGGCCTGGCGAAAATCGCTGAGTTGCGTGAAAAACACGGACTCAGAGGGCGTAAATCATGAAAGGCAAACAGGCAATTCTCGAATACCTGGAAGACCACGACACGGTTACGTCCAAGGCTGTGGCTGAAGAGTACGGGCTTTCACTCAACTGCATCAACAAGAACCTGTACGAGCTTGAAGCGGCCTGCGTTGTCACCCGTGTCAGCAAGGTCTGGCGCACGGTTACTTACCGCAAGACGACAAGCGCAGAGAAACTACTCGGCACAGTGCCGAACATGAACGAAATATTCGCAGAGTGCCGCCGCAGTGAAGCCATGCAGCGTGTGCTGACTGTATACGGGAGAAGAGCATGAGCAACCTTCCCGAAGAAGTAAAAACAGCGCTGGCAACAGAGCCGCTTTTCTCTGTCGTCATCCAGCGATGCCTTGAGGAAGAGGAGTTGATCTCAAATTTTGAGAGGCTGCACGGCGTACATCGACCACCAACCCGACAAATGGCACTTGAGAGAATGGTCGATGAAGCCACCGGCTTTCGTGATGACCAGTGGGCGAAGTTTTTCACAGCATTTATCCCCTTTGTTTACCGCTGCGTGTGGCTGACATGGGAAGGCAGATTTGAGGAGAAAAGAGCATGAGCAGAGAAAAATTTGAAGCGTGGTGGCAGGATAATTATCACAACGGAAATCCTCCGCGCTTTGGTTGGGAACACTGGCGGGATGGCAACGGATACAAGATTGACGATGATGAATCCGAACTGGATGGCATGTGGGAAGCATGGAAAGCCGCCACAGCATCCTCAACCAAGCCCATCGGCGAAGTAAAAATCTACAGCGCATCACCATCTGACATGTCACCACCGGTTGACGCCAAATCATTCTGCGTTGACTTCGTGCTTGCTGCGGATTATGCGGCGTTGCAGGCAGAGCGCGATCAGCTGGCGGCTGAACTTAAGCAGAGCCAGATTGACGCTGGCTGCTACAAGACGGGCATGGAAGCATCGAATGAGCGTCTGGTTGAGATGGCTGCTGAGTTAAGCGCAGTTGAGGCCATTCACAATGATGCGGTTTTTATCACCGACGAGCATTACGACCAGTGCCCGCCAGAAGTTCAGAAAATAATTGGCAAGCTGGCGGTAATGCTGTTTCCCGCCACGGATCGCTTCCTAGCCGAGCAGCGGGCAATTGGCGTTGAAATGCTGGCTGAGCATCTTTCTGGCATGCGAATCAACGCAAGTGAAACCAGTGTTCGTGAGTTCGCCGCCCAGCTGCGCAACGAGGTGAAGGTATGAGCCGTCATATTGAGCTTTCAAATGCCGCACTGGTATTCACCGATGCCGCCACAGGCCAGGGCTATATCCGCACCCTGAATGAGCGGGAGGCGACCCTGGTATCTGCTCAACTCGCAGCGCTGGACGATGGCGAGCTCAAAGCTATCCCTGTGCAACCTGTAGAAATCAAACGCATGGATGTGAAGGTATGAGCAAATACAACCGCACCATCATTGGCACCAGTCCTGAAACAATGGCACCGGTAGCTGTAGTAGTTGATGTCTATCGCGTGCTGGATGCGTTTAATGTAACCGACCCGGCATTGCAGCATCTTGTTAAGAAGGCGCTCTGTGCAGGTCTGCGCGGGCATAAAGACAGGGCGCAGGACCTCGACGACATCCTGGTTTCTGCTCAGAAAGCTTTGCATCTGAACGCTGATAAACATGAATTGGAGCGCAACCATGGCTGACATCCGCAACTTCGGCTGGAATCGCCTGAAACTTGCAACCCTCTCATACGAGCAACTCAACGAGCTTGAGGAACAGGTCAAGCAGGAGCACGCCTGCAAAGACGGCATCCACATGTACGACAAAGCAGGCCGCGACAAGCTCGATGCACTGAGCTGGGCCGTCTACAACAAGCAGAAGCAGGAGCGCAAAGTATGAACATCAACGAACTGACGGCGAAGCTGAAAGCGGCGGAAGAAACAGTCGAGCTTCAGAGATTCAAGCTTGAGCGCCAGGCTGAGGATTTACACCAGGCCAAGTCACTGGAAAGCATTCACCGCGATAAGCGTTACGAGGTTGAGAGAGCGTTTAGCAGCTACAAGCATGAAGCGGATGGCAACGTTAACCGATTAGCGGGCGAAGTCTGCCGCCTTGAAGATGAACTCGAAGCCGCACAATCTCGCATCATCGAACTTTCGCAGAAACATGAAATAGACCCGCGCACACACGAAATCATCGACCTAAAGGAACGTATCGCAGAGCTTGAGGCCAGAACGCTCACCGTGAAAATGCCTATTGCAGCGACAGAAAATGGGCGCGGGTACAAATTAAAGGCGACATGGGCAATCCAAGAAGCATGCGCTGATGCTGGCATCAAATTGCAGATCGAGGGGGAGTGATGATGGAGCGATTAGTTATTTTTCTTGTAATCGTACTAATTGCATTAGCAAGCGTCCCTGTATCACTGGCAATGGCAGACCTTAAAGTTCCAGACTGGTCTTTATTTTCTGGTCATATCGTTATGTGGTTAGCTGGGCTTATTTGCGCAGAAATCGGGATGAGGAATAAGCCATGACACAACTGAGCAATAGAAGGCTTGAGAATCTGGCATCCGGTAATGCCTGGACATGCGTGCAGGACGATGAGGCAAGATCAATGGCTCGTGAGATTCTGGCGCTGCGCAAAGAGCGGGAAGCGCAGGAGCCGGTGGCGGTGATTGACAAAGAGGGCAACCCTATGACCCGTTCTGAGTGTAACGACGACAGAATTTTTGCTATCTGTTGTAAGGTTGGAACCCCACTCTACGCCACCCCAAAGCCCGTCTCGGTGCCACTCTGTCCAAAGTGTGGCGATACCGGAATGGCAGACAGCGGCGGTGTGCAGCCGTGGGGTGAGCCTATTGAGATGCCTTGCGATTGCCGCGCCGCCATGCTCAACGCCGATGGTGCCCTCATCAATGAAGGTACCAAACCTGTAACGGCGGAGGCGTGGATTGCTGAGGCCAAAAATCTGGCAGAGATGCATGGGACCAGCTTTGTTGTCTTCCGTAACGGCGAAGAACCTCAGTGCGCAGACCCACGCAAGGTTGTTATCAGTTTCACTGATGAAGGCCTTGGATATCCATCCGCCCCACAGGAGCCAACCAAATGACAATTCTCTCGGCAATTTATGGTGGCGCTTTGGTCGCGTTGTTTCTTCTGGCATGGAAAAACGGTGAGGTGGCGTGATGGACTACAGCAAACTGAGTGATTTCGAAATTAACTGTCTTGTTGCAGAAGCTACTGGTCATAAACCATTTAATCCCGAGCTGGGATATCAAGGGCTGCAAGAACCTGGAGACATTACCGCCGCCATTGTACGTGGGCCTCGCTATTTCGGGGGATTCGACCCATGCAAGCACCCGGCAGAGGCATGGCCGATTATTGTGGAGAACAAAATCAATATCGAGTGGCATGAATGGAAGAATGGTGTATTCAGGCCATATGCTCTCAGCAACGAAACCATGAAGTCCTGCTATGACACAAACCCACTTCGCGCCGCCATGATCGTCTTCCTCATGATGCAGGAGAAGCCCGATGCCTAACCCCATCACAGTCATCAGACCACCAACTTAACAAACCCCTTTATCGGGGCTTTTTATTGCGTGACGTTTTGATAATTATCTGAAGATACGTCATAATTGGGTTGTCAGCTTGAACACCTGGCAACCTGCTGCGCTTTGTTGGGGACGACAAAGTGCGAAACACAAAGAGTAAGCCACATCAAATTTCACAGATGCTGCAAAGCACCTGCGATTTTCTGCATTCTGCGTTCTCCGTCAAGGAGGCCGTATGAATTTCCCGAAAGATGGCATCCGCCTCCACATCACGAACTTTGACGCCATCGGCCAGCAACTGAAGCCGATGCTGGAGTCCGGGGACTGCTACCGCCTGGTGATTAAACCATGGCGCGAGACTCGTAGCCTGTCACAGAACGCTATGGCGCACGCATGGTTTGGCGTCATCAGTGAATATCTCATCAAGCGCGGTAAGTCTTTCGCTACACCTGAGTGGGTGAAGGACGCACTGAAGCACACCTACCTCGGCTACGAAACCACTGAGCGTGTTGATGTCGTATCCGGTGAAGTCACATCTGTTCAGTCACTGCGCCATACCTCAAAGCTGGAAACCGGCGAGATGCATATCTTCCTGTGCAAGGTCGAAGCATGGGCGATGAACATCGGCTGCCACCTACCTATCCCTGATAGCAGCGAGTTCCAGCAGCTGCGCGATAAGCAGGAGGCATGATGACACCTCTCGCTAAAGTCATGGAGCGCGGCATCTTCCGCGTACCTGCTCGCCGTAAGCGCAAGCAGGCTATCAATCCTGTCGACATTCCCACATTCAATTATTCCGCCCATCTCTATGACGTGCGCTGGTTACGCCTGCGCGCCAGAAGGAAAACATCATGAGTATCTATCAACGCGTAAACGGTGCTGACTTCCGCAATGTATGGGTGGTTGGTGATCTGCATGGTTGTTATACAAATCTGATGGGCAAACTGGATGAGTTGAAATTCGACCCAGCACAAGACCTGTTGATCTCTGTTGGTGACCTGGTAGACCGCGGCTCTGAAAACGTCGAGTGTCTGGAGTTAATCACATTGCCCTGGTTTCGAGCGGTTCGTGGGAACCACGAGCAAATGATGATTGACTGCCTTTCATCACATGGAAACGTAAATCACTGGCTGGTTAACGGCGGCGGGTGGTTCTTCAACCTTGATTATGACAAAGAGATTCTGGCAAAAGCGCTGGTTCATAAAGCTGCCGAGTTGCCGCTGATCATCGAACTGGTGACCGGCGATAAGAAAGTCGTTATCTGCCACGCCGACTACCCGCACAACGAGTATGCATTCGAAAAACCAGTACCAGAAGAAATGGTGATCTGGAATCGTGAACGAATCAGTGATGCACAGGATGGAATCATCTCTGAAATCACTGGTGCTGATCTGTTCATCTTCGGTCATACCCCTGCGCGCCACCCGCTCAAATATGCAAACCAGATGTATATCGATACCGGTGCCGTTTTCTGCGGGAACCTAACACTGGTGCAGGTGCAGGGTGGTGCACATGCGTAAGCCATCCCGCCGAAAGTGCAAGGTATGCGGAGAGAAGTTTACCCCGCAATACGACAACATCCGTTGGTGCTGCCCGGCTCACGGCGCTATCTACGCGCTGGAGCTGCGTGCCAAAGAGAAGGTGAAAGCCGCGGCTAAGCGCATCAGGGAACAGCATGAAGCAGAGAAAGCAGATCGCCAGCGCCTTGCTGAGAAGAAGCAGCAGGTTAAGCCGCTCAGCCATTTCATTAAGCAGGCGCAACAGGCGTTCAATGAGTTCATCCGCTACCGTGACCGCCATTTGCCGTGCATAAGCTGCGGTCGTCACCATGAAGGCCAGTACCACGCAGGGCATTTCCGCACTACAGGCGCTAACCCAGAGCTGCGCTTTAACGAAGACAACTGCCACAAACAATGTGCCCCCTGTAACAACCACCTTTCAGGAAACCTCATCGCATACCGCCCGTCGCTGATCGCCAAAATCGGCCAGGCGCGTTTCGATGCTCTGATGGGCCCACACGAATTACCGAAGTGGAAGCGAGAAGACTACATCCGCATCCGTGACGAGTACCGGGCAAAGCTCAAAGCAATGAAGCAGGAGGAAGCAGCATGAAAACAGACTGGAAAAACATCTGGGAAAACCTTCGGCTCTTTAGTGCTGGCCGCAACTTCGAATACGACTATCGCTGGATTAAAAACGAGATAAAAACGGCTATTGGGGAGGCAGCGTGACAAGACAGCAGATGGAGCAGTACGAGCTTGAAAGCATCCTCCGCGCCGGATTCATCTTCCCGCGTCGGGGTGGAGACGACACAGCACAGCAGATCATCCGCAACAGTGAGCGCCGCAGGGCAAAGACGAAACAGAAGCAGGAGATGCCAGCATGAATACCCAGTATCTTGAGTTTGTCCGTCAGCAACTGATTGTGGCAACCGCCGACCTGAGCGGGGCGACTAAAGGACAGCTGGTAGCGTTTGCTGAGAATGCGATGTTTCAGGCGACGGCACGTAGCAGCGGACGGAAGAAAGTTGCCGATCCGGTTACTGGGCGCATGGTTAATCCGGGCAACCCACCGATCCCCGGTCAACAGTCACGCGCTAAAGGCTCACACATCCCATTGGTGAATCATGTCGAGTTCTGCACATCCTCCTGGCGTCGTGCTGTGCTATCTCTCGATGAACACCAAAAGGCATGGCTGCTCTGGAACTATAGTGAGAACACTCACTTTGATCATCAGGTAGCGATTACCCAATGGGCCTGGGCAGAGTTCAAAGAAAAACTATGCGGGCGCAAGGTTGCGTGTAAAACCCTGGACCGATTGAAAGCGCTTATCTGGCTGGCGGCCCAGGACGTCAAAGCTGAACTGGCAGGGCGTGATGTATACGAATACCAGAAGCTGGCACAGCTGGTAGGGGTCAGCAAGTCTACCTGGACGGAAACGTATTGCCCCCACTGGCAAGCGATGCTGAAGATAATGCATAGTCTGGATAGGCATGCTTTATTGCAAGTTTCTCAATCACGTTCACAACAAAAGGCAGCAAGTTTAGACTCAACTCTTGCAAAACCGAACTGAAAGCGCTATATTTCGTGTAAATCTGATATTGTGCGATTATTGTAAGTACTGCACATACAAGCCCTGGCAGAAATGCCGGGGTTTTTATTTAGTTCAATAGACCATCCAGTAGAAAAGCGCTATCTTCACCGCCAGCCACTGTATCACTGGCAAGGAAATTAGATGAGGTTGGTATGAGTGCAAATGTAATCAAAACTGATGACGGCTATGTGATTTATGATGATAGCGGCTGGCTTCCTGGTCTGTATGAATCATCAGAAGCGGCAGAGTTGGCCTTGAAACAAAAACATCTCGAAAACTGGGGGCGATTGCAAAGACTTCAGGATGAATCAGATGGCCGAATTACACTTGAGCAGCTAAATGAATAATTCAAATGAACAGATCGCTGCAGCGACCTTTTCTTGTATCTTCACAACAGGCAAGGGCATTAGGCAGACGGCAATCCGCATTCCCCGAATAGCTCAGATGCGAAAGGTTGATGTGGAATTGTGAAGACGCTCGTCAGTGTTCTTTCCGTTGTGGTGAATGCGCAGGCTGATGCGCTATAGCTGTATATCTTTATGTGGGTTCATCGTAAGCGGGTCACGGAAACCACTGAGGAGTTGCGACCTCGGTAATAAATCGCGATATACAGGAAACGCAAATGACCGGAGATCAGCACCGGCCACCACACATCAAACCCAAGCCAGGGTATCTTCGGCCAAAGCCGACATTTCTCGACCCTCATCTTGCCCGCGTACCGTGGGCTTTTTTATTTAAAGCCGCTGAATAGTCAACGGCTTCATGACGATGAAAAGCTAACTGACGCGCTTTACAGAAACTGAAACCTCATACCCAAGAAGATATAAAGCCTGCTCCAGCGTCTCGACTTTCGACGCGTGGCCAACATCGAGAAGGCGGTCAATCTGCGGGCCTTTCTGGTTCAGTTTCCTTGCGAGGTCTGCTTTGCGTGTGCCGGTGTTGATCATCGCATTGTGAAGCGCTGCTTTGAGGCATGTCAGAACGGGAAGGTGAATAACAATTTCACCATCTTGAGCGACTGTAGGTTCTGGTACTGGTATGCGGGAATCAATCAGACCACCGATAGCAGCAGTCAGCCCATCACGCGCTTCTAACTCGATATCATCTTCAGTCAGCGCCACAGAGTGCAGATTTGTAAAGTCACGGTAAGCGATTTCGTATTGGCCCGTATCTTCATCGAAAGATACAGTAGCCGGATATTTAAACATATGCCTGGCCTCTTCGGTTATGGTCTCAATGACCGGATTCAGTGTCGAAAAGGTTGGGGCCTAAAGCCCCAGATCCTTGATTATCGATTTTCTTGTTCCTTCGGGTATCTCCTTTGAGCCGTGGAAGGGGAATATTGACTTCCTTCCGTTGATTGTTGCTTTTCGGTGACTTCCACCACCTTTTGCATTTTCAATCGTGACTCCCTGGGACTTTAACCAGCGAAGGAACTCGCTGTATTTCACTGAATCCTCCTGTTCGTTGTTGATGTAATTATATTAACACAGGAGATTTAAAATACAACAAATATGTTGTATTGCTGATTCTATTATTCGCGCCCATCCAGACAGCTAACCACTTATCCCTTACCGCACTGGATGAGGCGCTTTCCTATGACTAACACAGCACCGACCCTGTACAGGCGGAGGTGGAGATGAAACGTATGCCGGACAAAGACCCTGGGTTTTGGGCCAGTCTTATAGCCTGGCTGTATGCCCATAAAAACGAATCGGGATACGCAGGTCTTGCCGGTGTAATGGCGATCCTCCGCGCGACGTATATCGGCAAAGAATCATGGCCCCGGCGTTTGCTGGACGCCGCGATGTGCAGCCTGTTTGCTTTCTTTTTACAGCCAACGCTTCAGGTGATTGGATCTGTTTTTAACTGGAATTTCAGCGAAGACACAACGCGAGTAGCAGCGGTGTTTATCGGCTTCCTGGGTGTTGATTACATCTCAACAAAAGTACGCCGCCAGATTGATAAGCGGCTTGGGGGGTACTGACGATGCTCAAAGCCAGTGAATTCCAGCGGGCAACCGGAGTCAGCAATGCTCTGCGTGATGCATGGTACCCACACCTTGTGGCCGCCATGGAGAAGTATCAGATCAATACACCGTTGCGACAGGCGCATTTTCTTGCGCAGGTAGGGCATGAGTCAGGGGGCTTTACAACGGTTACTGAAGGTCTGAACTACAGCGAATCGGCATTACTCTCACTATTCGGTAAGCGCATCACAGCGGCGCAGGCGAAAGCCTACGGACGCAATGCTGAACATGCAGCAAACCAGACGATGATCGCCAACATCATTTATGCCAACCGAAACGGAAATGGTGATGTGAAATCCGGTGATGGGTATCGCTATCGTGGTCGTGGGCTGATCCAGATTACCGGTCGTGCAAATTATGCTGCACTGGTAAAGCAACTCGGCGTTGATGTAGTGGCAAGCCCTGACTTGCTAACCGGAAACAAGCTGGCGGCTGAGTCTGCCGCCGCCTGGTGGAAAAATCACGGCCTGAATGAGATTGCTGATTCTGATGATGTTAGCCGCATCACCCGGATCATTAACGGTGGTACTAACGGACTGGACGACAGGAAATCCCGCCTCACAAAGGCTAAGGGGATTCTATGCTCAACATAATCAGCTTCATCCGAAATTACTCTCACATCATCGTCATTGGTCTGATCTGCGTAGCTCTCTGGGGGCTAAACGCCAGAAACGGCCAGCTCACTGCAACTAACGAGCGCCTCGAAAAACTGGCGAACGACAAAGACAACCAGATTAACGATCTGCGCTCGAAGAATGACGGCCTGGCTGCCAGTGTGGGCGAGCTGGTTACCGCAGTTCGCCAGCAGAACGAGGTCATGTCACAGGTCGCTGAGCAAAGAGCAACGACAGCACAGCTAAACAGGAAGCTTCAGGATGAAATTAAGGCCTACCTCGCAGCGGATACATGCGCTGCTTCCCCTGTTAACAGTAATGCTGTTGACCGCCTGCGCGCCGCAGCAAAAGCCGCAAGTGGAGTACCAGGTAATAAAGCAGCCGACGCTAAACCTGCCGGCAGACCTGACAAGTAAGATTGATGTGCCTGAGCCGCCCGCAATGATGACCTTTGGCGCAAGCGTGGAACTGAATGCTCAGCTCTACGGAGTAATCGGCCAGTGCAATATTGACCGGGCGGCCATCAGGAAGATCGAAGCAACCAGATCGCAGTGACAACCCGCACGAAGCTTCATGATCAGCAACACAGCATTATCAGCCTCGCCATGTGCGGGGCTTTTTTATTGGGGCATGACAAACCCCAAGAAGAACTGCCACCCGAAATGGCAGAGCATGACCACAAACACACCGAACCCTAACCTGTGAAATGAGCCTTTGGAGACGTCAGTTTAGTGCTGGCGAGCCTTCGGTGGGCTGGCGTTTCATTTCGGCAAAGGTTCATCTCACAAGTAAGGTGACGCAATGACATACCCAACAGTTGCAGTAAATGGCGTATCCGTTCGAGTCGATGACGAAGGGCGGTATAACCTTAACGACCTGCATGCAACGGCAGTCTCCAATGGAGAAGCCACTGAATCACAGCGCCCAAGTAACTTCATAAAAAGTGCACAGATAAGGCGCTTTGCCGACGAACTGACCGAAGCTACGAAAATAGCTTCGACCCGGGTTATTAAGGGAGGCACGGAATCAGGTGTCTGGGGACTCGAATTACTCGCGATTCGGTATGCAGCCTGGCTAAGTCCGAAATTTGAAATTCGGGTATACAACACGTTCCGGGAGGCAATGCTCAGCGGCATTACTAATATGTCTCGCCTCAATCGGCTTGACCTGCTGATCGCCAACGAGGCCAAAGAAGTGAGCGCCTGCGCCCGAGCATTGAATAAATGGGGTGTTGGTGGCCGCAAGAAACTACTCAACTGTGCGCGTGAGCGGATTGTCCGCCAAATGGACCCTGACATGGTCACGCTGATGGAAGCAAAAGCTTCTTAATCTACATTCCCGGCATCACGGGTATGTAACTGAGAGCCTCTTTCGCAACGGCTTTCATCACGGGGCGCATTTTTTTAGTGCGCCTGATGATTGATTTTACTTCACTATGATTATCCATGTCAGTAATGTGAATTCTCCAATTCAGAAGGAGATAGCAATGGATCAAGTGGATTTCGAAGCTATAGGTAGATGTGAACACTTAAAAGACGGCATCAATGACATATTGAAGCTTAGAGATATGGCAGCATCAAGGATATCATCAGCAACAAGGCAATCGGGTAATAACTCAATTTACGGGGCGATCAAGGAATTCAATATGGCATTTATAGATAGTGAGCTTGAAAATCTAAAAAAAACGGATGCCCAATTGAGAAAATTGATAACTGAGTACAATAGTTGGGCAGAAAGAGCAGGTAAGAGCCCAATTTTATTCTCAAAGTATTAGCCCATAACCGCCTACGGGCGGTTTTTTATTGCCATTACAAAGCGTCTCACCCGGGGCGCTTGATAATAGCCTGTGCATTCTCGCCCGAGAGAAGTGAGGTGATCCAATCTTGCTGACGGGTAAGCCGTCAGTGGCTAAGCACTACTGTGAAGCAGAGCAAACGCTGCGAACAATCCCCACATCACCCATCGGAATAAACATGAAATCATTCATCACTCATTTCGTCACCCTGACGCTACTGGTTGCGCTTTTATATTCAGTGGTAATGGGACAAGAAAACATCACCGCAACTGTGGTCAGCGCTTACTGGGTAGTTCTTCTTCTCGCCGTCTTTATTTGCACGATCACGATGGTGGCGGTTGGGCTTGTTGATCTTACCCAGCAATAGTGGACACGCAACTAAGTGAGTAAACTCTCAACCAGAGGTGACTCATGACAAAACCAATATCAAACAGCAGGAAACCCCGTAAACA